AGGTGGCGGCGGCGCGGTACTGACCGTTCGACCCGTGCGTATGACTGGTGCCGATCGCGACCACCGCCGAGCCCAGGGTCGCCGACGTGGTGATGATCCCGAAGGCGAAGTAGTCGTTGGGGCGCATCCGGCAGAGCAGAATGTTGTCGGTGGTCGCCTGCGCGGCCATCGTGATCGTCGCGCGGTGGCGACGCATGCGGCCGCCAACGATCGACCCGTTCGGGATGGTGCGCGGGACCGACGTGGTGCCGGTCATTTCAATGCAGAGAAGGTCGGCCATTTCGGGTGACTCCTGAGAAGCCCAAGTTGCTGGCGGGGATCAGCCCGTGGTGGTGATCTGGACGACGCGAAGCTCTTCGGTGCGCGTCGCGCCGATGGTGGTCTTCGCGTAGACCTGCGTCGAGTAGCGCTTGTCGGGGCGCACGGTGACTTGCGTCTGCACGTCCTGCCAGACGCCCAGGTGCATCCCCGAGGGAACCCAGCAGGGAAGCAGGCGGTTGGCGCCCGACGTCATGACGGTCGAGGCGTCGTACGACGCGCTGTCGGCCAGTTCGATCGGGACGAAGTTGAAGCCCATGAAGCGGGTCACCATGCCGTCGACCAGGACCGGCTTGGAGTTGTAGTCGAGCGAGGCGACCTGCACTTCGTTGAGCAGGCCGTCGTGGTCGGCGGCGGTGATGCCGACGTACGCCTGCTCGGTTTCGAGATCCACGCCGGCGGCCAGCAGCAGCTTTTTCGCGGCGCGGAGCTTGGCGACGTTCAGGTTCGACCCGGTGCCGCCGACGTTGACGCCGACGATCTGTCCGGCCGGGAAGCTGGTCGACGTGGTGCCGTTTTCGCCGGTGGCCGACGCGGCGTAGAAGGCCTGCAGGATCTCGTCGTCCTGCGCGCGGCGCATGGACTGCACCCCGTTCATGACGTAGCTCGACTGCGGGTCGATCAGCATGCGCAGCTTGTCCTGATCGTCGATCAGGTCGGCCCACTCGTAATCGTTGGGGTAGACCCAACGCGCGTCGGAGGGGGTCGAGATCAGCGGCGTGTCGGAGTGGCGCACCAGGTTCTTGACCGGCTTGACCTTGCCGATCTGCTCGACGGCCTTGGCGCCCTTGCCGGTGTACCGGCCCTGCGACACCTTATCGAGCAGCTTGCCGCCCTTTTGCTGAAGCAGCAGCTGGACGTTGTTGGCGTAGGCCTGAACGAAGTGAGTAGCGACTTGGTAGGACACAGCGCCCCTCCGAGAAATGAGGTTTGGCGCTAGTTGTCCGTCACCCCCGACGGGCCAGCATTGGGGAGGATGAAAACCCTACCCCTCCGCTATGTGTAAGCCTATGTGCTATCTGCCGTCAAGCCGTCGGGTACGCGATTTTCAGAAGCGCTTCCATTTCGGCGATCGCCGGTTGGCGCACCGCCGGGTTGGGCGACAGGAAGCGCGCCTGGAAGGCGTCGTCCTTGTTCAGCGCTTCGATCTTCGCCGCCGCGCTCGCCTGCGTTTCGCGGAACTGGCCGGGCGCGCCTTGCTGCGCCGGCTTCGGCGCCGACATTTCGGCGTACTGCTTGCCGAACTCGGCGAAGGCTTTCAGCATCGGGCCCGTGCCGATCGCGAGCTCGATCCGGTTCAGGGCGTCGCCGTCGAGACCCACGGCCGCGGCGGCCCGGCGGCCGGCTTCGAGGTTGACTTCGTACTTGTCGCCCCACTCGGCTTGCAGGTCCGTAACCTGCTTGGCGCTATCGGCCTGAAACTGTTCGACCTTCGCCTTCTCGGCCGCGGCCACGACGCCGATCAGCTTGTCGGCGAAGGGCTTCGGCAGGCCCGCTTCCTTGAACAGTTCGCCGGCCTGTTCGAACGGCGCCGGATCCATGCCTTCGGGGGCGGTGATCCCGTAGTCCTTGGCTTCCTTCGGGACCATGCCCTCGGTCGCCTTGCCGAAGAAATCCGCGATCTCTTCGGGCTTGGCGTCGGCCTTGGGTCGGATCAGCACCCGGCCTTTCGCCAGGTCGTCCCCGCGCTCGAGCCCGACCAGCTTTTCGAGCCCTTCGTAGCTCTCGAGCATGTCGCTGACGCCCTTCCACCCCTTCGCCGCAACCATCTTCAGTTGGGCTTCGGGCACTTCGAAGGCGTCGAACTTGATCGGGCCGGTCGCAACCTGGCCGTCGTTCTCCGTCGTCGCCGGCGTCTCGACGACCGCGGGGGCGGCTTCCGCCACCGGGGTAATCAGGGCGGCGCCGGGCGTTTCGATTGCATCAGCCATTGTCGTCTTCTCTCAGGTTTACGACCGTGTACGGGTCGAGTTGGAGCAGCTTCACGAAGTGATCCCAAATCTCGCGCCGGGCGGCCAGGGCCGCGACGGCAAGGGGGTCGATTCCATTTTGCGTCGAGGGAAGCTGCGGTTTCCCGACGCGGCATAGCTTCTTCAGTTCGGCGGCGAGCACGCGCGCGTCGGCGTTCAGGTGGCCCCGACCGTCGAACAACACCCGGCGCGCGGCGACCTGCTTGCGCGCAAAGAGGCTCTGACCGCTCATCCGGGATCCGGGGCGAAACCGCGCTTGTGTTCGGCGCGCAGGAACCCGACGATCGTCCCGCACCCTTGGGCCAAGAGCGTAAGCACCGGCCCGTCGGCGTGGTCGCGGCCGACGTTGCAGTGCACCGTGCCGTCGTGCTCGACGTAGATCACGCCGTACGCGCGCAGCTGGCCCTTCTCCCACCGCTCTGCGGCTTCATGAAGGGGAGTGGCTTCGGAGGACCGGAGCGGTTTGCCGTTCTTGTCGACCAGCATTAGCCAATCCCGTCGACGATGACGCCCATTTCGACGACCTTGCCGGCGAGCGTGCTCTCGAGCGAAGAGCAGCCGGCCATGATCTTCCCGTACTGCTGCTGCGCGTCGGCCTGGGTGTTTGCGCCGACGTCGTAGCTGCAATCGACCCGGCCGTCGGGATAGACGACGATCACGGCGAAGCTCTGGACGTGCTCTTTCTCGAAGAGCGACGCGGCTTCATGGAGCTTGGAACTGTGGCGCCGATCGAAGGCGGAAGGCTCCGCCGTCGCCGCACCGTTAAGCAGAAGTCTCTTGTTCATGTTTCGCCCTTTTAGAAGTTCGCTGCGGTCGCCGCGTTCCCCGCTTCTACCATCGTCTTCGCCGTCTCGGCCGCCACGGGGGCGGCTTCGAGAAGTTGCTGCGCCTGCATCTGCGCCTGCTCGGCCTGCTCAAGCGCGGCCAGTTCATCCGACGTGTTGAACATGGTCAGCGGCGCGCCGTTGATCTCGCCGAGCATGCGCAGCGTGCGCGTGCCGTTGATGCTCTTCAGGATGCTCGGGTCGTACTGCGCCACGGACGTCGCCGCCTCGAGCGTGCGCATGATGCCGACGCCCTCTTCGGAGCGCTGCAGGCGCGCCAGGGGCGAAATGTAGTCGACGCTGACGCCGCCGGTGGCGCGCATCGCTTCGGGCACGGGGCCCAGGTAGCGTTCGATCACGCCCGACGCTGTGAGGATGTCGATCTCGCGCGCGATGCAAGGACCGAGGAATTCGCTCTGCTGGCGGCCCATCGTCGGGGCGAGCAGCGCCCCTTTCTCCTGCGCGCGCAGCAGCGCTTCGGTCGCCGTCATTTCGGGCGTCTCGACCAGGATCTGGAACAGGGTGACGAGGAAGCCGCGGTTGACGGCCATGCGGCGTTGGTTCTCGCTCTCGAGCGCGTAGCGCGGGTCGCCGGTCGGCGCCATGCTGCGAGCGAGAAGCTGGCCCTGCTCGTTGACGTAACCGGCGTTCACGGCGCCGGGGCGCATGGTGAAGGGGTTGAGGCTGTCGACGTCGGCCGTGACCCACATCGGATCGACGACCTGCTCGCCATAGCGCAGCCCGGTCTTCGACATGGCCTGCAGCGTCTTGTTGTCGCCGAGCGTGTCCCACGCCGGCGAGCGCCCGTAGACTTCGCGCGCCGCGGTGACGTAGCGCGACGTCGGGTAGGGCCAGCGCCGGTAGCCGCCTTCGCGCAGCTTCAGTTTGCCCTCGATCGAGACTTCGCAGGCGTAGTACGCCATGCCGCGCCAAGTCTTGTCGTTACCCTTGCGATCTTCGTTCGGCATGGTCGAGTGCAGAAATTCGAATTCCTTCTCGGGCTCGCGGGTCAGGCACTTGCGGATTGCTTCGGGCAGGGCGTCTTCGCCGAAGCGCTGCGACGCCTGCCGGGCCGTCATGGAGTACCGGCGGTCGAGCTCGTCGACCACGCCCCAGGCGTTTTCGGCGATGTAGCACTCGGCGAGCGGCAGGGTCTGATAGCGGACCCCGCGTCCCATGCCGTCTTCGATGAACATGGTCGACGTGCCGAACGCGCCCAGGTTCAGGTAGTGCTCGGAGGCTTGGGATGCGAAGTTGCTGGCGGCGGAATAGCGCAGGCGGAACAGCAGGTCGCGCAGCTGTTCGCACCACAGCATCGACGCTTCGTCCTTGGCGGCGTCAGGATCCGCCGGAACGATCGCATGCCACTTCGACGTACGCGGCGTGAGCATCGACTCCATCGCCGCGGCGAAAGCCTGAAGCGCCAGCTGCCCGGTCGAGTCGTAGATCGCCTGGTCGCGGCGAACGCCGGCGGTGCGCGTGGTGGTAAAGTCGTCGGCGCGCGGAAGCACCAGGGCGGCGATCTGCGACCACACCCCTTCGAAGTTGCTGCGCAGGGCCTTCTTGCGTTCCTGCCGGCGGATTGCTTCGAGCGCGTCGATCATCGGCTACACCGCCAGCGGGTCGGGCGCGCGCTGGTCCTGGCGCGAGAGCAGGGCGGAACCGGCGCCAAGCCCGGCGGCCGGCGTGCCGCTGCCGGGCTTTTTCTTGTCGCGGTTCAGCAGGGATCCGAGCGCGCCCATCGGGCCCAGGTTCTTGCCGAGAAGTCCAAAGGCCATGTCAGCCCCCCGAAGCGCGCGGCGAGTAGGTGGATCCCAGGTCGGGCAAGCCGCTGCCCTCGGAGGATAGAAGCCGCGCTCCCGCCCCTCGACGCAAAGCGCGATCACGCTCGTTTCGGAGCGCGATCGCGTCGTCGATCTGCGGCGCCCGCGGCGGCTTCTCGAGCTTTGGCGGGTCGAAGAGCGCGGACATTGAAGTCAGTCAGTCAGCGGCGGCGGCGGCGTTGTCGCCTTCGGCCCCGTAGGGACAGTCGGTCGACGGCAGGCCGAGCGCGGCGGCGGCGACGCCCTGGTCGTAGATCGGATCGGTGGAAGAAGCTTTCTTCGCGGCCATGACGGACCCCCTGTGCTAATCAAACGGGCCTTCGCCCGTACCCACCGCGACCGGCGCCGCCTTCCGCTCGTCAAGTCCGTAGCGGCCGGAAGGGGTGTCGAGCACGCGGGCGTGTCGGAGCATCATCATGGCGTATCTGCTAGCCGATAGCAAATCGTCCATTTCCTTGACGATCTTCCCGTCTTCGCGGTGGTACAGCCGGAACTCTTCGAGCCAGAGCGGGCAGGAGTTGAACACCTTCCAGCGACCATCGCGCATGCGCTGCAGCATTTCGAGCACGCCGGCCTCGACGCCGTTGGAGCCGTCGTTGAAGGTGGCGTGCGAGGGGAGCATCTTCAGCCCGGCCTTGCGGTAGGTTTCGGCGATCCGAACCCCTGAACCCTTGTCGTGCTGCATGCCGTCGTGCGGCCAGGCCCATCGCAGGGGCCCCCACTTCAGCGGGCCGATCACAAGGCTGTGCTGCTCGGGCGTCAGCTTGCCGGCGCGGTGCTCGCGGTGCAGGTAGATTATGTCGTGATCGCGATCCCAGGCGAGCTCGACGGCGCCAGTAGGGTGATCCCATCCGAAGTCGAGCCCTCCGATCCGCGGCCACCAAGACGGTATCGGTATAGGATCGCAGACCACGGCAGAATCGGGGAGAGGGAATACTCGACCGGAGCCAAGGATCGGGATCCCGCTCGCCCGCGCGTCGCGTTCGTGTTCTTCATAGCTGTCGATGATCCTCTGCCGCTCTTCGGGCGTGTAGTGCTCGGCGTCATGGATCGTCATGACCGTAACGTGCCGGTGGTCGGACTTCTCGGTCAG